ATTTTCTCCTTATAATTTTATGGACATTTATATCCAGAGCCAACTGACTTAGTGAAATGATCCTTTTTTACATACAGATGAGTATGTTCTGTTATGCGACGAGGCGGATTAAACCCACATTTTGCTATTCTGGGCAGCATATTACTGTTTGAATGATTTCTATAATACGTGATTATTTCCTGTACAGTATGCATTTCTACTACTTCTGCGTCAACATCCACACCAGTACTATTCCATGAGGTAAGTTTCTCCATTCTGACTATTGCAGATATCGCTTGTCTAACTGGTGTAAGAATGGGTAGAAGTCTTTTTTGCACTTCTCTATCAAGTGCATTTACTGTAATTCGAGTACTTGAGAAAGGCATCTTGTTTGCCCCATTCCAAAGAACACATGCATTTGTAACATTAGCGGTAGATGCAGTATTTTTTTCTATATTGTGAGCCTTGTTAGATTGGTAGCCATAAGAGCGATCTACTCCGATTGCTCTTTCCTGTTCCCAATCAATTGCAACGATTTGTTGTCCCCCTTGTTTCACCCATGATTTAGGGATTGATTTTGTATCTTCTTTATTTGTAAACATTACTGGACACGCTGGATCAGTAGTTGAAACCAATTGAATTCCATAGTCTGGATAGTACTTTCGTTCATACACATCAGGTATATGTGTAAGTATTACTCGTCCTGTTTCAAATTCCACAAAAGGTCCTTTTCTGCGATGAAATTCTTGATATTGATCCCAACTTCTTTGATTTGCATTAAACGTAAACTTTTTCATTTAATTCTCCTTATTCTTTAAATTCAATTACTGTTCCCCAATCAAACTCAGTCGTTCCAGTTGTAAGCCAGATTGCTTCCCAAGTACTATTAAAACTATTCTGATCTCCATACCCATCTGTCAGATATATTACACATTCGATTTCCTCATGACCTGCATAATTATCTGCCCAATCAAATACTGGTTTAAATGCTGTTCCACCACCGCCATGAGCCACAAGGTTTATCGGTAAATCATCTGCTGTATATTCATCCACATGATTTACTTGCGTATCACAGTAAACCACAGATACCAATGCAGGAAAACAAGTCTCCAATATCCTATTAATATGCCCTGCAAAGATATTCAGTTCTTCCTGCCCTACTGAGCAAGAAGTGTCTACTCCTATTATCACATGCCCCATACTTGGTGACGAGTCAGACCCCGGTAAGTAGATATCTCGTCCAATAAATCTTCGATTAGGACGTTTCCATGAGTATGAATCATTGATTTTTCCCATCATGAATCGTTCCAGTATTTCATACCAAGGAGTTGTCACTTTCACCATTTCCGTAACAAGTCGTTCCATGTTCGCTGGTAACATTCCACGAGCCTTTAATAAATGTTCCCACGTCTGCATCAATCAGGGTTTCATTGATAAGTATGTCACACTTTTTATTCCACTTACGTGCATTCCGATCTCCACGCCGGAATCCATGCTTTAACATATAATGCAGGGATTCATGAGCAAGTAGAAATATCATTTCTCCTGTATTCAGTTTTTCACCAAAGTCAGGATTAAGAGCCATTTTTCCATTGACCGCCATTCCCGCTGTGGGTACACTGTGCGTTATGGTAATTGGATGCTTTAATGCTGTAGTTCCAATTCATCCTATCTGCCACTTCCACCATATTATCAATAAGGCTATCTCTAAATATTGCTCCCTTGTCTCCAATTGGGATATTCAGCTTTTCAATTGCCCTTCTCATAGGATCAATCATATTCTCAAGAACATGAGTAGCCGCATTCTTTTCTGCATCATTTATCTGTCTTTGTAAGGAATCTTTGTCACTATCACTGATACTCACCCTAAAATCTCCAGTAGTAGGCACAGGCATAAATCTCACATCAATACTGAATTTATCCTCTAACTCTTTTTGGGATGGATAGTCCGACGGGTTCGCAATAGATGGTTTATTTTTCACAGTTGCGATTTGTTGTAATCTTGCCAAATCCAGTGCCACCTCATCGTCCCAATTATCCACCAAATCCTTTACTGCGTTGTCGGCTTCAGCAATCTTGAGCCGAATTTTTTTAGTAAAGTCCATGTAGTTATGTATATTCAACATATCCACACCAGTTGACCACGGAACGGTATTCTCTTTTACAAAGGTGTAGACTTGAGAATAGTGTTTGATTGCTTTTTTAACTCGGTTTTCAGCACCTTCAAATAGGTGTTTGTTTACGTTTCCTGCTCCGTACTTCTTGGACTCTTCCTTATCTAATTTATATGGAGAAAACATTCTCCTGTTAATTGAGACCAGAACCGCCTTCTGGTCTAAGCCCTTCGCAGTTTTTGCGGTACTTGACTTCATAGGTGTAATGGTTAAACCTGGCTCAGTAACTACTGAGCTAAGTTTAACTGAAGAAACCTTTTCTGGTTTAACTTCAACTGGAGATACAGTTGTGGGTTTAATTTTTGGTTCGCTAATTGGCGAACGAACGGGTTTTGCTACTGGTTTTGGATTTGCAAGTGCTTCCGCCATTGCTTTTTTTAGAACATCTTCCATGTTTAATTTCCCCCCATAAAAATATCTTTATTTTCAATAGACCAATCAATAAATGTTTTGGTAGTTGCGGCATCAGGAATACGTCGTAATACATCAGTCACATACACTACTTGGAACATTTTAAGCATACGTTTAATATATTTCATATCCCTTTCGAACCCATTTGCATCCTCTACAGTTGTGGAGAGTGCCACCGTAATGGCATGGCGCACCGCTGCCTCTTTTGGTACTTCGGTTTTATCTGGGTGCATCCGTACTACATCAATACTTGGCATTTTATCCATCAAATCTTTAGCACCTACCCATGCAGATGCAGCAGCCTTTCCAACTTTGGCTTGGCAGGCGTACAGATACAAATCTATGGGTAAGTCCTCATTGACTTCTCTGGATAGTTTTGTCCATGATCTCTGGGTTGGGTTACATGATCTTTGTGGATCAAAATCATTCAACAGTTCTGGTTGTAATCTCAGAAATGCAATCAATTTTGTATTGACATTATTCTCAATTGCCCATACGCACCAATCATCTAAAGAAGTTTCCACCTGATATTCATCAAGCCTATCTTCAAGATGAGAAAGCATGGGTTTTGCTCCTGCTCTATCCTCTTTCCTATTTCCAGTTACAATTATCTTCACTTCTGGGTCAAGTACATAAGTTGGAGTACACCTATCCCAGATAAACCCAGCCGCCCATGTCTGCAATCCAATACTATGTGCTTGTGGTAACTCTTCAATGATAATCAAACCTTCCCCAGTTCCTTCCCTAAAGTCATAGAACATTTTGGTTGGATTAAAGATTGTTGTCCCATCAACAACAGATGGAACACCTGTAAAATCAACAACATCAAAGTTATTGACATGAACCGAAAGAACCCTATTTTTTGGGATTCCCAATCCTACTGCTATTTGATCACAGGCAAAAGACTTACCCATTCCGGGTGCGCCTATGAGGATAGGTACGCTTGTTGCTGCGACCTGATAATTGGCAATACAGATTTTCTTTACTTGTTCAATACTTGGCATTATTTGCCCCCTTTCTGGTTCTTGTTAAGATCACGTACTTTTTCTTTCCAGATATTTTTGGGGCAGTATTCGTATCCATGCTCCGTAACCATCTGGTCAGCTTTTTCATCAGTTACTCTAATAATTTTGCTGCCCTTTGTGATACACTTCATAGCACTTCTCCTTCATTAAATATTTACGTTCGCCAAATGGCGAACGAAGTAATTCCAGATATACCAATATATCCAGAGATAAAGGGTTAAACTACAAACCAGTTCTACAGATAGTTTAACCCCTTACGCTCCGCACACATTAATCCAGTACAGAGTCAATCAAAACTATTTGATCTTTAAATCCGTCGTCGCTTCTATCCCATTCTCCATTTAATGCCATTTCTGCATCTTCTCGCAGAATCCTTAATGTTTTTTTAAGTTCCTTTACCTCTTCCGTCAACATTGCTTCAATACTTCCCTCTTGTGGCATTTTTATACCTCCTTTTTTATAAAAGCAAATCCTGCGAAACCATCCGCTTCACACTGTTTTTTACAGGACAAAAGATATTCCTGTAATCCTTCTACTTCATTCAATTCTTGATCGGAATCCACCTCAACCAATAATGCTTGTTCATGTTCATGATACATAAGGTTACAGCCACGCACCCCACAGGATGCCCCGCCTTTTTCTTTCTCATAATTTTCAAAAGTACTTTGATTCAACATCCCACCATAATTGTCACCGGCAAACCCAACATGGTGTTGTGTAATCATAAAAGGATGCGGAACCCCGATTGTATCCTTAATATTAAATTTTTCAGTTTTTGGATAATTTTCTAATCGTTCATCTGCCATTTTTTACTCCTTTTTTACGTTCTCCAGTTGGAGAACATAATTTTCAGTTAATTAATTTTTCCATCCAAAGATAAAGAATATCGGTCCAAAAATTACCAAGAATGCCGTCATTTCTGCTTTCTTGACTAACCCAAAAAATAGACCGAATAAGAATTTTTCATTTTTATTTGAAATCACTTCCCACGCCCCATTTTTTGCCATTCGAAAATTCCAGACAAACCTCCCATATGTCATTCTATCCCTCCTGTTCTAATATTTCATTAATAGCCTTGTCGCAAGTCTGATTCCACACTATTTCCTTGTGGAGTGCTTCATGCTTACTCATTGCTGTGGCTAAGGCTGCGATCTTGTTATAAGACCCTCTTCCCCTGATTTTATCCAGTACATATGCCGATCTGCGAAACGAATCTGTATCATAGGCTTCGAGAACAGCATTATATAATGGATCGTTTCCAAAATAACCTTTCATTGCTTCGACTCTACCCATTTTATCCTCCTATATGTTTACTCAGTTAAAAACCTATCAAGTGGGATAAACTCACCAGTATTTATCCCACCTCATAGTCTTTCGACTACTTGTACATATATTATATTTTCACCTCCTGTACTAAGCATATCCTTTTGGGGATTTATTCTTATTCAAGAATACCCGCACTTCATTCTATTTTATCCCATAGGCATTCCTACCCTCCTTTTATTTGGTTCTCCAATTGGAGAACGTAAATTTTATTCGTACCATTTGTCCAACATTACAGACCCACCTTGTGGTTTGATTTCAAACGCAGTCCAGAGAAAATCACACAAGGGTTTAGACAACCCATCTTTCCTCTGTTTGCCTTCAAATTCATACATATCAAGAATAGTTTGATCTGCATTATAGATAATGACCCGATATTTCAACACCCTTTTTTTCTCAATTTTTTTCGTCATTGCCTTTTCAATACAATCATCCTTTTCTCCACACACAGGGCATTTCCCATTTACTGTTTCAATCCCACCACAACAAGTTCCCATAACATTTTCTCCTTAAATTGGTGCGAATTCCTTGTCAAGAATTGCTTGCATTTCAGTACAGAAAGATGTAGGCAATCCGAACCTATTTTCTTCATTGTAGACCATTACTGTGGTTCCAACGAACCTTTGATACTCCAAATCCTCAGTTCCGTATTTTTTCCTCATATGATCCACCCATTGACAGGGCAAAGCATAATCAATAGTGTTTCCTTCGCAGATTATTCCTGCCTTTTTTGCGTAGTCCTCTTTAGAGAGACCATTCCAGCCCCCCTTCATTTTTTCCTCATTTTGCTTATGGATTTCATCCATCGTCCACGTTTTATAAATACCCATTTCGACCCCCTTTATAAGCGTTGTTGTTCCCCATTTTTTATCCAATGACCTTGGGAGATATTATGGCAAATATCCCCATCTACTCTTGGTTGTCTAATCAACCCATTGTTTCGGAAGTAATTAGCAATTTCAGCCCCCTTTTTTGGGTTCTTCTTCCAGTAGTATTTTTTGTAAATTTCAAGGACTTCTTCCCAATGGAAGTCATTTCGATACTTTGTGCCAATAACCAAAAAGTTCACGTCCTCTTTTTTGATCTTACCTTCCACAATATCCCTTACACAACAGGATAGACTTAATCCTTCAAACATTTCGACCCCCTTTTTTCTCAATTTGACTTCCAGTTATTTTTTCGTTCTCCAGTTGGAGAACATAAATTAATTCCGACAACAAGGTACAAGTTAAAAATAAGTTATCAGTTTAACTTGTACCTTCCAATCCCAACTAATTTACTTTTCTGAAGTATGGATTCCGGGTGATATTATCAGGGACAAATCTGATAAATTTACCCTTTATCGGGTCTTTTGCAATCATCTGGTGATTTTTATTCATCCAGATGTTTGCTGTCATCACATATGAATCTTTTCCATCGTCTGTCATAATTTTGACAGGCGCATTTCCAATCAGCATGTTTATTTTTTTCCCCATTTTTCGACTCCCTTTTTTTACAATTTTCGTAATATATAAATTTTGGATAATATATCCTTTTCATTCAATTCAAATCCTAAGAGGACTTGATCACCTATTTTGACACCCATTTTTCGTAATGCCCTTAGTGGAGTATCTTCCACTGCGTAATACATTCCCTGAATATCGACTAAAACCGACCCTGTTATTTCAGGATAGTTCCGATTAACGGTAATGGGTGTTAAAACTTTACCGTGGGTTGTGAGTACAAGATTGTCCGCACCCACAGAATTTGCCATCATAATAATTGCAATTGCAATGATGACACAAACATTTTTTCTCATTTTTTCGACCCCCTTTTTTTTGAAAATGAGTATAGAGATCATTTTCAAAATTTATGCAATAGATGCGATAGGGCAGACCCTATCAATCAATTCCTTTTCTGACATTTTTGGGTTCCTATCACACAGGGCGAAGAAATCCTCCAGAGTTTTCAAAGTTCTGTCTTTAAAATCGAAAGTGAAAGGTTTAAAGTCACTTTCTTCCAATTTTTCATCTAATTCTCTTGCAATACTTTCCATCATAACATTTCCCATTTTTCAACCCCCTTTTTTTCGTTCTCCAATTGGAGAATCATTTTCAAAATTTAAAACCACCAGATCATTTCCTGTACAATTCTTATAGGCATTTGCCAAAAAACCATCTTGGCAAATTCTCCACCCTTGGGATCAAAATGGGCAAGGATTGCAATGACAAATCCACTCCACCCAATTATATTTCCCATTCTTAACCATTCGTTCACATACCCCTCCTTTTTCTAAGATTAACTACAAAAAACATTTTCAATTTAAAAACATAATTAATCACTGGGTAGCAAGTAGGCTAAATGTTGTTGTTCCACGCTAAAACCATACAGCAATGGCAACCTGTCCCTTTTATCCGAGCCTTACTCTTAATTTCCACAGGTTGTTCAAGGTTTATCCTTGTGGCAGGACTAACCAGCGATTAATTACGTTCTCCAATTGGAGAACGAAAACTTCTATGGATTCATTATCAAATAATTTTCAACCATTTTGGCTTCGGGCAAATTTCTTGCCCAAATTTCTTCCCTGCCTAAATTGGATATTCCCGTGATATTATCCAATGATTCGAAATGTTCATAGCCGTAAATTTTCAATCGTTCTTGTACTCTTTTTAAATTCTTTTCAAAAAAGTAGAATTGATTTACTTTGCCTTTTGAATAAAAGGCTATGTTGTCCAATCTTTTTTCTGACATTTTCCGATCTCCTTTTTTTACGTTCTCCAACTGGAGAACGTAAATATTATTCTTCCACTACTACATAGGCACAACGTCCGCCACAATCGGGGCAGGAAACATATGTTCCTTCCCTTTTGCCATTGCGAAATTTTTCTCCGCAATTATGACATGTAATGTTTCTGCCCACGTTGTCGCCACTTTTTAATGTTTCGTTTTTTTCGAATTTCATGATAAATTCCTTTAATAAAATATAAACCTGATTGTTTCAGGCAATCCCCTCTTATCGGGTCATATTTTAAACTATTGCCATGATAATTGGTGTGATGGTCATTATCCCCATCCAAACACCAAACATAACTCTTTTTATGGAATCCATAATTTTTCTCCTTTTTTGTTTCGTTCTCCAATTGGAGAACGAAAATAATATTCATGGATAAATTGCAATTAGACGCAACTATCCTATTGAATCCTACAATTCCAGTATATAAAAATTCGTATCAAAAAATATTATTTATGTTCTCCAATTGGAGAACGAAATCATTTCAAAAATTTTGACGCAACTATTCCGTCGAAATCAAATTTCAAGTGGCAATAGAAAACCATTAATTTTTTTTGATATTTTTATTTTTTATATATCGGTTTAACTATCGGTTTAAATCCATTTTAAAGACCTGTAATTTTATGCAATTAAAGCCAGTATATCGGTCTTAATGCTTAAGGTCTCGGTCTCGGTCAAATCATAATCATTTAATCTTTTTTTGAATAGATTAAAGGTCTCCATAATCCTTTCATAATCGGTCTTATCATTAACTTTTTTGTCGTCGTCGTTATTGGAATTAAAAGCATTCCATAAACTTTTAATACTGGTCTTATATTGATTTGTTTTGATAAACCATTCAATAGATTTATCACGCCCAATATCAGCAAAATTCATGGCACAACTTCTCTGGTCTTTATTAAATCCTTTCTCGTTGTGGCATGCTCCATATGCCTTGTTAAAAACCTTTACAAACTTTTTACCGTATATGTCAAAAAACTTTTGAGCTATTATTCCGGCTGTAATGTATGCTTTAAAGGTCTTTAAAGCATTGTTTTTAATACCTATAGTCAAATCTTCTATATTGGTAGTAATGTATTCCGGCATGAATCCAGTTTCATTAATCATTATTTCAATAGCTTCATTACTTGTCATTGTGTTTTTTGTATCTTCATTATTTTTTGTCATTGTTTTAAATCCTTTTATTTTAAATTATTTTTTGTTGTTTTTACTTCATTATACTTCATAAATTGAAACAAGGATTTAAACCGATAATTAAACCGATATACTTTTTAAATAACCATGATATTTTTTAGTAATACCATGTTAATATATCGGTTTAAATTTAATGAAATATATTCAATTAGTTTGTATGGATAAATACCATCTATTTTAATTAGATAGCAGTATTACAGGATATAGACCTGTAAAGTTATATTTCATTAACTATTGTTTAGCTTTAACCTTTATAGAATTGAATTATGAATACTGGAGCATTGAATTGATTTAATTAATTTTGATTTATGGAGTAACAAAAAATTACTTACTAACATCTATATTAAAGACTTGTATCATTGTGTTTATTTTTTGGCTTGCTACAAAATTGATTAAAAACCATGAATTATTAAAAGCGTGTTATTTAAAGTTATATTATGCAATTTACCATTGCAAGGTATTACAGCCACATTATATTGAATAACAATATATTAACTTTTTAACATGGTAGCAAAATTGGAGTATGGAATATTAAAACAATTTTACGCCGGCTTGAAACTAAACAATTTGTCAAAGAACTATCACAAAATTATACTATTTACGGACTATTGCAAGTAAATAATTATTTATTTTTATGTGATATTGCATAAAATAGTAAATTATCTTTATATATCAATTAGTTATAAATAAAAAATAATCATATAAAAATAACTACAATAACCAATAAAAAAGCATAAAACCAGCCAAAAACAACAAATTACAATCTACCTATCAAACAAGCTCATACATGGCTTTTAAGTATAAGTGATACGGTACTATATAAAATTGTTTAAACTGCCTTAAATAGCACAAAAACATCCTTTAAACGGTATATATGATTAATATGTAATGTAATATAGCAGTATTTATATAGACTATGCAATATAGCTATAATATAGCTTAATATGGTATAACATCAAATAACATACCACAACGTGATATTGCATTTATATAGCTATTAACTATTCATTAGTAATACTATATAAATGCAATATAATTACAATATAACTATAATATAGCTTAATTATAGTTAAAAATACACAATATAACGCAATGTGTCATAACGTAACCTATTGAAATCATTACATTTATTTTTTTAACTCCAAAATGTTATATCCCATATACAGCCGTTTTAATGCTATTTAAAGCAGGTTTTAATGCCATGCTGGTACTACTATATATAATGTTTTTAACTTAAATTTCAATAATAATTTAATAAATATTAATAAAAATACATACTATGGCATAATAATTGCATAGCATAATAATCCACAATAACCGACAAAAATACATAACATGGCACAATTATTGCATGGGATACTTTTGGCGGGAGGAGTACCACAAAGTGGCACCCCGCAATCCTCCACCATATTCGTTTTTGTGAAAGTACCGTGTTACAGTTATATTTGGTTAAACTTATTCCCCATATTTATTTTTTTAAATCCACAAGTACAATTAGTACGATTGTGTCATAAAAGAGTTGACAGTTTAATTTTTAAGAATTATGATGTATTACAAACATACAATATAAGGGAAGTAAAGGAAGCGTAGACGAGTGAGAAAAGTTAAACTAAGCCCAGGGAGTCAAAAGTTACTACAGAAAATACGGAGTACTCGTATCTCGAACCACATGAAGGATAGTGTACGGTTCAGTATTCGATGTGGTGGTATTCCTTCGTCCATTTCCTTAAAGAAGAACCTTATATCATTATGGTTAGTACTATCAGATAACCACCAAGAGAAAGGTGATGATAACATTCAAGAAATATACAAGTACATATACAATTGTTTAGATACATGGAAAGAAGATAACTTAAAGGGGTTCAGTTCTTTTGTATCAACATCAATGATTAGGGATTTATTAGACACGGGAGATTTTACTTTGTATTCACGAGTAATCACTTCAATATGACATCAATATGATTCCCTCTATATTGACATTTTATGAATTCTTAATTACAATTACTTAAATTACTTGGATTGCACATATTATATAGGAAACGTTTTGAGAAAACTGAAAAGGAAAAAAGGTCCCGTACCCCCCAGGAGAAAACTGAAGAAATATAAACGTCAATTATGTTCGTACGTTGATTCATCAGGGACCAAATGTACAAGGAAAGCAGTAGGCAAGGGGACCTTGTGTAAAAAGCACGGAGGGAATCCAATAATAAAAGAGAATTTAATTCCTCAGAAAGTCGAGATGAACCATCTAAGCCATACGAGTAAGTTCAATCCTGCAAAACATCCCATAGCATTTATGAAACTCAGTAGAATAGGAATGAGCTTAGTTGAGATTGCTTCTAAATTTAAAGTAGCTCCTACATCAATAAAGAGTTGGGCGGAGAAATACGAGAGTTTTGCTTTTGCGTACGAGATGGGACAAGCGATGCATGAAGCGTGGTGGTTACAGAAAGGGAAGAATAATTTAAACTCCCGGGATTTTAATACAACACTTTTTAAATTCTTAACTGGGAATAAGCTTGGGTATTCAGATAAGATTGAGACGAAATCAATGAATCTAAATGTCCACGGAGTTTTAAAAGTTCCCGATTCTGTGACAGAGGATGAATGGGAGAATGAGGAGATTGTAAATGTTAGTAGCTGAGTCGTATTTGGATTTTCTAAAGAAAGAAATAGGTGTTCTTGATTTTCCTAAGTTAGAATACAAGATCAAAGACAAAAATCATCCGCCTAAGATATTATCTCCAGAGGTACGGGCATGTTTATCATTGGGAATGAAGAAATATTGGTCAAGTATAACTCCAGAGAAATTAAAAGAATTCAAAGAGAGTCGAAGTAAATTAATGACCAAAACTATGAAAAGATTGTGGAAAAATCCTGTATTCAGGACTAAAAGGATGAAAGAAGTCGGAGAAGATACTCATAAGCACAATCTTGATATCGAAAAAGATGTGCCTAGGATAAATTCATACAGTGGAGTAATCACTGAAACAGAAATGGAAGAGATAATTGCCTAATTTTCATAAAACACTAAAATTGACACGAAAAAGATTGAAAGAATTGGTTACTTACAATAAGAATACTGGTTTATTTCATTGGATTCATAGCAATGGTCATGGTATTGTTGTTGGTCAAGAAGCAGGACATAAGCAGACTGATGGTTATGTAGTAATTGGTATTTATGGCAAAAATTATAAAGCTCATAGATTGGCTCATTTATATGTTAATGGAGTCTTTCCCAATGGAATAGTAGATCATGAAGATAGAGTACGGCATAATAATAAATGGGAAAATATCCATAAAATGATTATACAAAAACAAAATAATCAAAATACGAAAAATTCTATTAGAAATACTTCTGGAGTGAAGGGAATCAGTCTTGATAAAAGATCGGGATTATATTCTGCGTATATTTGTATAGATTATAAATTAAAAAATCTCGGACTATTCAATGATTTTGATGAGGCAGTTTGTCATAGATTTGCAGGAGAACAATGTTTGGATTGGCATGGAATTAGCTCCGCACAACAATATGTGGAGAATAACATATTATGACAAAACTTCACCGTACCCACGTAATATGGGAACCGTTTCCCGGATCGCAGAAGAAATTCTTGAAATGTCCTGTGTGGGAATGTTTGTTACATGGAAATAGGGGTGGTGGGAAGACAGATGTCTTGATTATGGACTACCTGCAAGGTGTTGGGAAGGGATACGGTCCAGATTATAAGGGATTATTGTTACGTGAAGCAACAACTGAGCTTGGTGATGTTATATCTAAGACTAGAAAGTGGATTCCTCGGATATTTCCCACAGCAAAATATAATGCAAGTCGAAAAATCTGGACATTTGAAGAAGGTGAGACTCTTTGGTTGAATTATGCTCGTACTCTTGAAGATTATGATCAATATCATGGTCATGAGTACCCCTGGATTGGTTGGGAGGAAATAACCAATCATGTTTTTAATACAGTTTATTTAAAGTTAATGTCTTGTAATCGTTCTTCCAATAAAAATATTACTCCTAAGTATAGAAGTACGTGTAATCCGAGTGGTCCCGGTCATTCTTGGGTAAAACAGAGATTTATTGATAAAACCCGACCCGGGAAGATTCATAGAGAGAAATTAGAGTTCGAATTTCCTGACGCAAACGGAGAAACCCAAAAACAAGAAATAGCTGTTGCTCGAACACATGTACAAAGTTATATGACAGAAAATAAGGCGTTATTGGAAGCTGATCCAGCTTATATGGCAAAAATTTACTCTTTAACACAAGATAATGAGATGTTGAGGAAAGCATGGATTGATGGATCATGGGATTTGTTAATTGGTGGATTTTTTACGGATGTGTGGGATAGAAAGAAGCATGTTCTACCAACATTCAGGTTTCCTACATCTTGGAAATTACGAAGGAGTTTTGACTGGGGTTCTTCCCGACCTTGGGCTGTTACATACGGAGTTGAGTGTAATGGGGAACAACCTGAGAATATAGAAGGACTTGATCTCCCATATTTTCCTGTAGGATCAGTAATTATCCTGAATGAAATATATGGATGGAATGGAACAATCAATGAAGGTGATAGGGCGGAATCCCCACAAATTGCTCAAAGAGTGTTAGAAGTTGACAACTTATTACTAACTGAATATAATACTCGCTGTATACCGGGACCGGCAGATACATCTATTTGGGAAGTGCGGGATGGTACTTCAATTGGAAACACATTATCATCTCATGGGTGTCATTGGACGAAAGCATATAAAGGATCAGGCTCAAGAATAGCAGGATGGGCAATTATACGACAAATGCTAGGAGCGGCAAAGAGGGGAGATTTAGAAACTCCTCATTTATATTTTTTCGAAAGTGCTGTTCATCATATAAGGACTCTACCTTTAATGCAAAGAGATAAAAGAAAACCTGAAGATATTGATTGTTTTGTAGCAGGTACAATGGTGCAAACCAATCAAAAGGATGTGCAAATAGAAAATATTCAAATTGGGGATTTAGTTCAAACCCCGATTGGATTGAGAAAAGTTATTAAAGCTGGAATTTCGGGATTTGCTAAAATAGCAAAAGTCCAAACAACAATCGGAGTTTTAAAAGGAACTCCAAACCATAAAGTGTATGTAGAGGGAAAAGGACTAATTCCTTTATGCAAATTACAAGTCGGAGATAATTTATGTCAAAGCTCATTACATTTTTTAGAGGAGTCAAATTCACCAGTATTGATGAAGGATATTTTGAATGCCATCACAGTAATAGTAAATTTTTTAATGGAACAACATTACTGCACAGAGCAAAATGGGAATTTTATATTGGAGAAATTCCAGAAGAATATGAACTCCATCACAAAAACAGAATCAA